ATTACAGATCCTTGAGAAGTTCCTTAATCGAATCATCTTCGTCTTCAGCTGGCTTGCTAACTTTTTTTGCAACTACCTGTACTGAGGGCATAGGAGCTGATGTCTTGACAGCAACTACTTCTGTAACTTCCTCGACATCCTTTGTGCCATGATAATGCTCATCAAGAATGTTCTTGAGCTCGTCGTAACTCTTGACACTCACATAAGATTCAAGATCAAATGCGCTGCTATAAACCTTATCATAGCCATCATTATCGAGACCTTCAATTTCCTTGGGAGTGGAGAACTTGGATGAAACATATGTGGGGTAATCTCCCTGCTTTTCCACCTTGATGCGCAGGTTGCAGCCTTTGGGCGACAGATCAAAAATACGTGCGCCAAGCTCTGAAGCTTCTTCGCCTTCAATTGCATCCATGATGATCTTGTGGAGCTGACGACCAAAACGTACAATTTTTGTCTTGCCATTGTTTTCAGAGTTGACTGGATCGTTGATAACATACACATTCACTAGCCAGTTTTCGCGACGCTTGATGGCCAGAGCCTTTTCCTTGTCCTTCTCAGTGCCATTGCGAAGCACCTTGTAACGCTCTTCAGCAATGGGATCACGCTGGTTCCATGTGGTCGGGCTAACGGCAGTGATGAGCTGGCCTGTTGTAAGGCTGTTCCAGCCATAAGAATAGTAGTGAAAAAATGTTTTTGCGGCATCTTTAATATTAGGCAGCAGTCTCACAGTGTAAGTATTGCCTGCTTCTGTGCGCAAATAGTCTCTAATTTTTGAAGACCCAGATTCGTTATTTTTGATCAAAGCGCCTTTGATGCTCTCAAACATTGATGTAGTGAATGTATTCATATTTAAATATAATATATACAGTTAAAAATAAATCAAGCATATTTACTGTAAATTTTTTTGAGGCCAAGATCCACCAGCTTCAAGGCTTTCTTGGAGTTGTAAAGCTTTGTTCTGAACACAGATATGTTATTATAGATGTCATCGCCAATGATGAATTTTATAACCTCAGGATCACGGCTTTTTAGATTCTTTTCAAACATCTCATACCCTAATAATGTGTAAACATTCACCTTATGCTCTTTTAAGTGCACCATGAAGGTGTATTCATTGTTTGTTTTGTGATTGATGTAAGTTTGAGGGTCAACTCTTGCTTCAGTACAAAAATTTAAAATATGCACCAATGATTGTTTGATATTGGCCAACTGCTCATCACTATCTGGATCCAGATTGATTGCTTTCTTTTGATACAATGTATACGATTTTGTGGCTTTAAGACTTGAGAAGTAGTCGAGAGGAAAATATTTTTCGTCAGAATACAGACTATAAGGTGCTTTGAAGAACTCCTCAACTTTTATGTGAGGGAATTTCTTAAGAAAAACTGCAATGCGCTTGATGTGAACGAATTGGGTTGCGTCAATTTTATCAAAATTCTTACGCAGTCTGAACGGCTTGTTATTGCTGGATCTCGAAACTGCTAAGTATGTGTTATAAATGTGTTTTTCAAAAGACGTCATTATTTGTGAAATTTCCACTTATTACGGGAAAGTTCTTTTTTAACTCTGCGCATTGCGCTCGGTTTGTAATGGCAGCGCTTAAGTCTGAGCACATCCAGCACACCAGACTTAAAAAATTCTCTGCCAAATTTGGAGAGTGCTCTTTCAAAGTATGCTTTGTCCAAGCTTTTCTTACCATTCAAGGCTACTTCTGCATTTGCGTGTGGTTTTTTCATAAATTTAAACTGTTCTTAGTGCTATTTAAAAATTTCATAACGTATTTACTTTTATATAATGAGGAGTCGAAATGCAAGAAAAACTTTATGGCATTAAAGTCGTTCTTGATATCACAATACGTTTTAAACAAATCTCGTAATGTACTTTTCTTAAGCAACAAGATGAACACATTGGCCAGATTAAGTTTTTTAGTGTTGGTTAATGTGACAAAAGAACAAAAAGACAGAAATAAGTGTGTCTGTTCGAACTCAGTCATTTGTTCAGATGGATCAAAGCCTCGCATGGTCAATACTAGTTATTGACTATTTATTGTAAATCCATCTAACCCAACGCTAATTTTGTCAATGTATTAATTGATGAAGTGCTCCCTTCTGTGTCATTCACATGTTCGTCCTCAGTAATAGTGAGGGTGGTATAGTCAATTCTCATGGGGCAAAACCCGAAATTAGGTCCAAAGCGGTTCTTCATGAAGCCCATCTTGATAACACCCAGCTCTTTGTCTGTATCCTCTTGCCATATGCTCAATATCACATCACCAGTCATTGCCAGTCCAATGCTTTCCGAGATGGTCTTCAGACCGGGTTCAGATATTTCATAACCATCTCTGTTGAGCTGAGTGGCAGAAATAATGGGACAATTGAACTCATACGTCAATGCACGCAATTGTTCTGTGCAGATTTTAATGCGCTCATAACTGCTGTCACCCATGGTGGAGTTGAGAAGGTTCACGTAATCCAACACAATTGCATCAATCTTAATTCCCTTCTGGGTGAGTTTTCTAATAAACGCTTTCAAATGATTGCATGTTATTGTGGCTGGAGGAAACTCTTTGATAATAATTTTGGAGTCCGGATTTTCAATGCAATACTCTGTGATTTGGCTTTTGAGATTTTCAGATTCCACCTTGAGCTGACCAAGTGGTATTTTTGACACACTAGAACAAAGACGCTTGGCATACACCAGTTCCGGCATTTCAAGTGAAACTAACAGTACAGTCTTGCCTTGCTTGGCAATGTTGATTGCAATGTTGCCCAGAAAAATACTCTTTCCAATGTTGGTTTCACCAGCAAACAAATACAATGCACGTCCAGATTCCAGGAACCCACCACCAATCTTATCATCTAGCCACTTCCATTTGGAAGGAATATACCTGTCATCTGAATTCAGGTCATCAATGACACGATCCACATCAGCAAACAAATCCAAACCAGTTTCAGTTGCCAGAGTGATGCTGCATGCTTTTTCGAACTTATCTAAGATTTTGGATGTGTCCACTTCATTCTTGTTGATGTCGTCCACCACATCCATCATGGTGTAATACACCGCTTTTTCTTTTAAGAATATTTCTGTATTGGCTGCAAGTTCATCAGCATTGAGATTTTTATCTATGTTTGCAAACAGGGTCACAACATTCTTAAGAGACATCTTCAACTCATCAGTTGTTAGATATGATTTGATCTCTGTAATGGTGGGCTTGGTGCTCCTCTTTTCGTAAAAATCACGAATGATGGCAAAAATGGCTTTTATGTCCTTGTTCTTGAAATACAGAGGCTTGACGTAATCCACAATGGAAGCAAGATATGTGTCATCCACCAGACTTTTGTAAGCAATTACTGTTTCAAAATAATCTAAATCTAACTTCGCCATTAATCTATGATAGAGTACTTTCTATTGTTATCAATGTGTGCCATATTCTTTTAAGAATTTTTTCTGACTGTCATTGAAGTTTTTATCTTCAAAACTCAATAACCCTGGTGAATTGTGCATGACCCATATGGGAGCAACACCCAATTTTAATTTCTTCTTGTTGGCATCAATGCAGCTAGCAATGTCATAATGATGAAAGTCATAGTTCTCATTAAACTTCCACCCTGTCTCTTTGACACATGCAGTTTTCACAGACATGAACAAACCGTCCAATATGGCCACCCGGGCAGGTGTGGGTCCAAAATTGGTGAACATGATTTGATCTTTGCTGCATGGATGTGAAACTGCACCATGCAGATTGTTGCCTTGAAAGCCACCACACATCAAATGCCACAAAGCAGGCGCTTTGATTGCAGGATTTACTCCACCTGCCAGACCCACAATGTCAAATTGCGCATGTGCTTTGATCAATTTGTCACACACACCCAAATCATCCACATACACATCATCATGCAGAAACACTATGCAATCAAAATCGTTGGCATGTTCTTTTAAAATGGAATTGTACATCACACTTAACCCTTGTGCATTATTAGTGTCATAATACACATCCACATCATTCAAGCGAGACAGAGATTTATGAGCCAATGTTTCTTCAGCATTGCCACTTTTGGTTGCAAAATAAAAAGCAATTTTCATGGTGTAAAGAATGGTGAGTTGGGTATGAATTTGCCCACAGAGGTGATGCCCTCTTTTGTTAACAAATACAATAAACCTTCCTCCAGAGCCACATATTCCGGTTCCGGCAGAGAAGAAAATTCGTTGTTGATGAAATCAGCATACAGCGTGCTGCCAGAACGAGCAATGTATATGTTGCCACTTTTTTGATTGTACATCCACAATCCAAATGTGCCTTGGAGCTGGGTGAGTGTGCGAACAATGCCAGCAACTTCATCCTTGATGCTCTTTTCATTCATGTGCAACAACACAGGTATCACAGATGAATCCACCACATTGAACGCATTCTTGTCTGAAACCAGGGTTTTGAGTTGTTTGTCATTGGTGAGAACGCCATTGTGTGCAATCAACCAATCTTTGTATTGAAAGGGGTGTGATGTGGTGGGTGAAAACTTTCTCTGTGCAGATGTGGGTGCTTGTGTGTGCCCAAGATAATAGCTAAAGTCGGTGATGTTCTTCTTCTTTTTGCCATATGTTATGATCAATTTGTTGCTCAATTGAGCCACGCCAGGTGTCTTCAGAATGGCATGTAACCTCTTGCCAACCAATAAGCCACCATAAGAGAAGTTGCCTCTCTTTTTGTTGATGTTGTAAAGCTTTATGTACCTGGTAAAGTCTTTAGCGCCAAATATGCCACAAATAATATTATCCTCCTGATTTATTATAGTAAAAGGAATAAATAATTCAAGATGAATAATGATTGTAACCTGATATTTGAAGCATATTTAACAAAGAAGCCTGTATTAAATGAAGCTCCTATATATGGACCGGGTGATTTAGACTATACCAGCGATATTGAAAGTGCACCAGGCGGTGGTTATGGCGTCGGAACAGCTGCGGCAAAAGAAGGTAAAACTAAAACCGAGATTGCTAATCGTATTCTAAATGCCGTCAAAACCAAGCTTTTTAAGCCTGCAGCGCATACAATTGACGGAAAAGAATATCAGCTCTACTATCCTGGTAGTAAGATGAAGTTTAGAACAGAACTAGAAAATTTAATTAAAAATGAACTTAAAATAGGTGGTACAGCAGCAAAATACACAGCTCGTGTAATTGACAACTTGCTCAATGTGTTGCGTGTGGATGTGGAAGGTGGTGCAGCTGCATCACCAGTACAAGTCAAAAAAGCTATCGATACCGGTGTACAGGATAAACCGATAACAGGTGATGGTTCTGCACAACCTGCTGCTCCTCAAGCTGCAGCAAACGCTTTCGTAAAGAATCCTATGGTACGCTTTATTAAAGAGTTTATGCCAATTTTTGTTAAGCTACCGGATGAAATTACAATTTCTGGTAAAAAAGACTTTTACGAGTCAGATGAACTTCAGAACGAAGTTAAAGAAGCTATTACAAGAGCTTACGACGAAGCAAAAGCTAAGGATAAAGAGCTTATAAATGATTTTATCGATTCATTAAAGCATAAAAATAGTTATACACCGCAATCAGAAGCTAAACAACAAGAAGGTGAGGGTACAGGGGAAGAGCCTACTATTGACGAGTATCCGGAAGGCGATGATGTTTATACAGCAGCTAAGCAAGAATTTGGATTGAGACAAGCACCGGTTGACAAGGGCAATTTTAGTTACGGTGATTAATTGCTTTACAATTATATTTCTTCCAAGGTATTGTAATTTTATATAAAACCGGGTCTATATACCCTGCATCTATAAAACCTTTTATTCTCAAAGAGCACGCAGTACATTCACCGCAAGCCTGTGCTTCTCCCTCATAGCAGGTCCAAGTCTTACTAAAATCTACGTCTAGTTTAATACCAAGTTTTATAATTTCTTCCTTAGATTTATCAATTAACGGCGCTTGCACTGTAATTTTATTTCTGCGGTTCAAAGCTGACACTTTGTTAATTTGCTCCAGAAATTCTTCACTGCCATCCCAGAACCCTGCCACACTGTCGGCCTGTGCAGCACCATGAAAAACAGTGCTAGCCCCAGCATTCTCTGCTATTGCCAGTGATATGCTGAGCAGCATTAAGTTTCTGTAGGGAACATAATTTACTGTCTGTGGATCCCCCATCACATCTTTAGCCTTGGCTACAGCAATTTTGGTATTGAGCAGTGATGATACCTCACAAATATCCTTAAAAAATGGCAAATCTATCCATTTGTATTCAACTGGAGTATCTGTGGATTCAACTTGGAATGCAGCACAGTTTAGCTCTTTGTCCTTGTGCTTCTGACCATAATTGTAACTGATTGCTATGACCTCATCATAGCGGCTTGCTGCTAAATGCAACAGCACAGAGCTGTCCATGCCCCCTGAAATGGGCACTACGGCTTTACTGGATCGGCTCTTCAGTTTGCGCTTCATTGGAG